GGAACAATCCTCATCGTTAACCCAGATGCTTACACATGGTACGAGTCTCCAACTTACCGCTTGCGCGCAGAGTCAACAGCCGCAGGTCAGGTAACTATTGGTTACTACGGCTATGGCGCTATCGCAACTAAGGTTGCAGCAGGCGCATTCCAGAATAACAAGGCGTAAGCCCATTTAAGTCGCTGGCGGGGTAGTGCCCTTCTACCCCGCCAGTCTTTAGAAAGAGGACAAGATGTCGCTGACAACAGTTGCAGAATTAAGAGCCGCGCTTGGCGTTGGCACTTTATATACTGATGCGACCCTTCAGTCTGTCTGTGATGCTTCAGACGATGTATTACTACCTTTTATCTGGAGCAATACCGAGTTTGCTACCTCTCACTCGAATGTTGGCACAGTAGGAACACTATATTTTGATATAGATATTACAGACATTTACTATGTTGGTCAGAGCATAGTTGTCGAAAACGCTGGCGCACATTTCAGCGGCAATAAAACAATTTTAAGCGTGGATACTCGTAGCATCACAGTTACAACAAACCATGTAACCGATAAGCCTAAGCACCCTTTTAATCCTTATGCCACAGTCAAGGCTTCTGAATATCTTGACCCAGCAGATGTAAAAGCCATTCAAGAAGCCTCTCTTATGGTTGCAATAGACATCTGGCAGAGCCGCCAAGCGCCTTCAAGCGGCGGAGTTACCATCGATGGATACGCGCCCAGCCCTTATCGCATGGGTAATACTTTACTTGCTCGCGTTCGTGGCTTACTTGCACCTTACCTCGATCCGCGTAGCATGGTTGGCTAACCATGACAGCAGCGATCTCAACACTTCGCGCAACTATTGCAGCCGCGCTAGTCGATAACACTAAATACTCTGTATTTTCGTTTCCGCCCAGCACACCGATAGTTAACAGCGTGGTTTTATCTCCGGCCGACCCATATTTGACACCAACTAATAATGGTCGCAATACAGTTGCGCCTCTTGCTAACTTTTCTTTGAACATATTTGTGCCTTTGCTCGATAATGAAGGCAACCTTAATGGTATTGAGGACATGCTAGTTGCAGTATTTAACAAACTAGCAGCTTCCTCTATCGTCTATAATGTGGGAGATGTGAGCGCTCCAAGCGTTCTCAATGCCGCATCGGGCGATCTTTTAACCTGCTCAATGCAGGTCTCAGTCCTAACGAGTTGGAGTTAATATGTCCGAATGGGAAAAAGAAAACGCAGCCTTCCTGATCAAAATCGGGCAGGTAGCACCAGCAGCACCAGCACCAAAACCAGCAACCAAGAAAGATGAGGAATAAACCAAATGGCAGTATTTCTAAACAACGGAGTGGTTCTTACTGTTAACGCGGTTGACCTCTCAGATCATGTAACAAGCATGACTATCAACCGTACCTTCGATGAACTTGAAGTTACAGCGATGGGCGACAGCGGACATAAGTTCGTTAAAGGTTTGGAAGCATCATCAGTAACTATCGACTTCCTAAACGACACAGCAACAAGCGAAGTTCTCCAGACACTTCAAGCTGCTTACGGTACATCAGTAACAGTCACAGCTAAGCAGACTTCAGCAATAGTGTCAGCGACTAACCCTCTTTACACAATGACATGCCTAGTCAACAACCTAACCGATATCAACGGCGCGGTAGGCGATATTGGCACTCAATCAGTAACCTGGACAGTCAACGGCACAGTAGCAGTCACAACAGCGTAATAACTAACTAAGGGGCAAAGCATGGCAAAACTAAAGGTCACAAGGGCAGACGGAAGCGTTAACGAGTACCAGATCACTCCGGCGATCGAGTACGCCTTCGAGCAGTATGCAAAGAAGGGCTTTCATAAAGCCTTTAGAGATGATGAAAAGCAGAGCGATGTTTATTGGCTTTGCTGGGAATCTATTCGTCGGTCGGGTGAAACCGTAAAACCCTTCGGAGAGTCATTCCTCGAAACATTGACGCGAGTCGAGGTTCTCGATGATGACCCTTTGGAGTAACGCGGGAGTCCTTCACCTATCTCGTAGCGAGACTATCGCTGGAGACTGGGCTCTCGCCTCAGACTTTAATTGAACTAGATCACACGATGTTCAGGACTTTACTTCAAGCCCTGAAAGACAGAGCAAAGGAGATGAACGATGCCAACAGAACTAAAAGGCGGCATTAAACTCCGTAAGGCTTTGCGCGAGTTTGAACCTGATCTAGCAAAATCTACAACTAAAGAACTTGGCAACTTGCTAAAGCCTATTACTGCTAAGGCTCGCGGCTATATGCCTTCAGAGTCTCCGCTTAGCGGCTGGGCTGCAAAGCCTGACAGTAAGGGCAAGTTCCCGACTTATACTCCAACTATCGCAAAGCGTGGTGTTACATATAAGACATCGCCAAGCCGCCCTAATCGCCGAGGCTGGCGCTCTCTCGTATCTATTCGCAACACTTCCGCGGCAGGTGCTATCTACGAAACAGCAGGGCGCAAGAACCCCGGCGGAAACTTCTCACCTCGTTTAGATCGAGGACTAGGAGAGTTAAAAGGTCAAGGAAAATTGCAAGGTCGCGGTATCTTTCGCGCTTGGAATGAGGATCAAGGCAAGACTCAAGGCGCAGTAATTAAAGCGATCGAGTCATCAGCGCAGAAGTTTAACGCTAAGAAAGCAAAGGTTTAATTGTGGCTGATCTAAAGGTCGATATTGCGGCGGAGTTCGTAGGCAGAAAAGCCTTTACTGATGCCGCCAAAACCACGCTTGGATTAAATAGCCAAGTTAAAGCACTTGCTAAGTCTTATGTAGGTTTATTCACAGCCCAGCGCCTAGCGCGTTCAGGGTTCAATGCTGCTAAAGCCTTTGCCCAAGATGATAAAGCGGCCAGAGTATTAACCCAGTCTTTAGATAACTTAGGTCTAGCCTTTGCAGATCCTTCAGTTAAGAACTTTATTGCAGACCTTGAAAAACAATTCGGCGTACTCGATGACCAACTTCGCCCAGCCTTTCAGCGTTTATTGACTACAACTGGATCAGTTACAGAAGCCCAGTCCTTACTTCGCACAGCGCTGGATCTCTCAGCAGCTAGTGGCGCAGATGTAGTCAGCGTTGCCGGTGATCTTTCAAAGGGTTTCGTAGGACAGACTCGCGCACTTGCTAAGTATGGCATAGGACTAACTCAGGCAGAACTCAAGGCTATGACCTTTGAGGAAGTTCAGACAAAGATTAACGATCTATTCGGCGGGCAAGCAACAGTCTCAGTCGATACTTATGCGGGTGCGCTACAGCGTTTATCAGTTGCAGGTGCTAACGCTCAAGAAGTTATCGGCGGCGGCTTACTCGATGCGCTCGCAGCGCTTGGCGGCGGTGGAGAAGGTGGACTTACTAACACACTCAGCCTTATTGAAAAGACTTCTACTGCCCTTGCTACATTCGTCCGCCGCTTCGGCGTAGGCGTTGGTCAGTTAGCAGCCTTAGCGCGTGGAGACTTGCAAGCCTTCAGAGCAATAGGCGAGACCGAAATGAACCGCGGTCGAGACATGTCTGGAATTACTCCAGCGATCAGAGCAGAATTAACTAAGGCAGCAGCCGACAAGGCAGCAAAAAAGAACCGCGATGCTCTACTCAAGACAACTAAAGAACAGACTAAGGCGATTAAAGAGCAGACAGCGTTGCAGAAGGCTGGCACTTTATTCGATATCCAGCAGACTCAGATCATCGCTGCACTCAAGGGCGATATCTCAGCTGAGGAACGCAAGCGCTTAGAACTGCAACTGGCTATCTTGACCGGCAATACTTCAGAGGCTTCTAAACTTGCTAAAGAACTTGCTAAGTCTCAAGGACTGTCACAGCAACTAGCTGCTTATCTAGCCAGCCTTCCAGATGCTAAAAACCCATTTACAGCATGGAAGTCTTATCTTGACATGATCGAGGCACAGGTTCGCAGGATATCTAATCCAACTGTTGCACCTGTTGTGTCTATGGCATCAGGTTATGGCGTAACTGGTCAGCAATACTCGCTGCCGCAAGGAACAACTATGACAAGCGCAGCAGGGGTTGACTTCACAGTCAATGTGAACGCTGGCTCAATTATTGCTCAAGAACAGTTGCAAGATGTTCTTCGAGATACTTTGCTCGATGCTTCAATATCTGCCAAGTTCGCTGCGATATTCCGTCAAGGTGGTTCATTCGGCCCATGACGCTTCCTGCTCAGATCGCTGTCTCTTTCGACTTTACTTCAGGTGCTACCTTCGGGTATCCCTTTACTATCGGCGATCCTGAATATGGCAAGTTAGGCGTAGGCACACTAGCCTCGACTACTACTCCAGAACCAACAGTCGATCTGACTCCAAATGTTCGCCAGATCAGTATTAAGCGCGGTCGCAATATCATGCGCGATACTTACGAGTCTGGGTCTGCAACTATCA